GTTGATAAATTTGATGAATTGTTTAGCTAATGCCTAGAGGAAAGAAAGCATCATTATCAGCGGCTGTCTCTAACGAACTTAAGGCGAATTTCGATCTTAGTAAGTTTAAGGAGAAAAAAATGCTTAACTCAAATGTTAAGTTTAAGCCGCAACAATGGATCCCACTTTCTCAAGCATTCCAGGATGTAACTTCAATACCTGGCATTCCTGCAGGACATATTGTCTTGCTCCGAGGCCACTCTGATACCGGCAAGACAACCGCCTTGATTGAGGCGGCTGTCTCTGCCCAAAAGAGAGGTGTTCTTCCTGTGTTTATCATCACAGAGATGAAGTGGAACTGGGAGCATGCCCAACAAATGGGTCTTGAGCTAGATACTGAAGTTGATCCTGAAACTGGAGAAGTTCTAAACTACAGTGGACAATTCATTTATGTAGATAGAGAAACTATTAACTCTATTGAAGATGTAGCAGCGTTTATTTTAGATTTGCTTGATGAACAAAAGAAAGGTAATCTTCCCTATGATTTGCTTTTCTTGTGGGATTCAATTGGATCAGTTCCTTGTGAGATGTCTATTAAATCAAACAAGAACAATAATGAATGGAATGCAGGTGCTATGTCTACTCAATTTGGTAACAACGTAAACCAGCGTATTACACTTTCACGTAAAGAAAGTAGCCCGTTTACTAATACACTTGTGTGTATTAATAAGGTGTGGACACTTAAACCTGAATCACCTATGGGACAACCTAAGTTGATGAATAAAGGTGGATATGCTATGTGGTTTGACTCAACATTTGTAGTAACATTTGGTAATGTAATGTCTGCAGGCACATCTAAAATCAAAGCAATTAAAGATGGTAAGCAGGTTGAATTTGCTAAGCGTACTAATTTGCAAATTGATAAAAACCACATTAATGGTGTTACCACCAGAGGTAAAATTGTAATGACACCTCATGGGTTTATTAATGACAATGATAAAGAAATTAAAGCCTATAAGGATTCTCATGCAGAAGCTTGGAGAGCGGTGTTAGGGGGCGTAGATTTTGATATCATTGAAGAAGATCAAGAGGTACAAGATATCTCACACTTCGAGAAAGAACCCGACTAATGAATAAAAAAGATTATCTAGAGATGCTCAATAATATTGAGCAGGGGGAAGAACCAACTAAGCCCGGACAGCATGAGCGTGTAGTCTTTATAGACGGACTCAACCTGTTTTTGAGGAACTTTGCCATATTAAATTTTGTAAACTCGAGCGGTACTCACATAGGTGGTTTAGCAGGCGTCCTCCGTTCTCTAGGTGCTCTCATAAATCAAATACAACCAACCTCAATATATATAGTGTTCGACGGAGTGGGTGCCTCCACTAACAGGAGGTACCTGCTCCCAGAATACAAAACAGGTAGGAACTTAAATAGAATTACCAATTGGGACATCTTTGAAAATATTGGAGATGAAAACGATGCTAAAGTAGATCAGATTATTCGTTTGATTCAATATCTAAAATGCCTCCCAGTTAAGGTAGTTTCTATGGATAAAGTAGAAGCAGACGATATTATAGCTTACATGTCAAAGGACATGGCTAAACGTTTTAATACTAAGTCATATATTGTTTCTAGTGACAGGGATTTTCTCCAATTGGTAGATGATAACGTAACAGTTTACCGTCCTATAGAACGAGAATTTTATGACCCTAGAACTGTAAAAGAAAAATTTGGTATTGTTCCTGAAAACTTTATCCACTATAAAGTACTATTAGGGGATGCTTCTGATAAAGTACCTGGTATTAAAGGGTTAGGTAAAAAGGGTGTACTTAAACGTTTCCCTGAACTAGCAGATGGTCCTATGCCATTTGATAGGTTATTTGATTTAAGCGAGGAACGACTCAAAGAAAGTGTGGTATATGCACGAGTAATTCAAGATTGGGACAAGCTCCAGAACACTAAAAAAATTATGGATCTTGAAGAACCAATGGTTTCCGAAGAAGAAAAAGAATACCTTTCTCAATTTCCCTTGGAACCACTTAATGAATTGCGTATCTTAGAGTTTATGAGTCTATACAGTGAGGATGGACTTAATCATATTATAAAGAACACTGAATTTTGGTTAAAAGATACATTTACGAGGTTGTGTTATGACACTTAATAGCTTAGCAACATACGGCACAGCGTTTCAAGTTAAAGTATTATCATCACTTCTTACACACAAAGAGTTCCTACAGAACATTAATGATGTGTTAAGTGAAGAATATTTTGACAACTCAGCGCATAAGTGGATCATTGGAGAGATCCTAAATTATTATGAACAGTACCACACTACACCTACAATGGAGGTGTTGAAAGTGGAAATGAAGAAGGTTGAAAACGAAGTTTTACAACTTTCTATTAAAGAACAATTACGAGAAGCATATCAAGCTTCTAATGAAGATTTAGAATATGTTGAAAATGAATTTTCATCATTTTGTAAAAACCAGCAACTTAAGAAAGCTCTATTAAGTTCAGTTGATCTTCTTAATTCTGGAGATTTTGAATCAATTAGAGGTCTTATTGATAACGCTCTTAAAGCAGGTGCTGAAAAGAATATAGGACATGAATATATCAAAGATACTGAAGCTCGTTATAGAGAAGAAGCAAGAACTATTGTTGCAACCCCTTGGGACAAATTTAACGACCTTATGCAGGGAGGTCTGGGGAATGGAGATTTTGGTCTTATCTTTGGTAATCCTGGAGGTGGTAAGTCGTGGACTTTGGTCGCGCTTGGTGGGTTTGCTGTAAAAATGGGTTATAACGTATTGCATTATACGTTGGAACTTGGTGAAGATTATGTAGGTCGACGCTATGATGCATTCTTTACAGGTAGACCTGTAGATACACTACATAAACATAAGGATAAAGTAGAAGAAATTGTTAAAGAATTACCTGGACAATTAATTATCAAAGAATATGCACCCGGACAAGCTACCGTTAATACTCTTCGAGCTCATATACAAAAGTGTAGTGACCTTGAGTTTAAGCCTGATCTTATTATTATCGACTATGTTGATCTTCTTTCATCAAAAAAGCGGTCTCAGGATAGGAAAGGAGAAATAGATGATATTTATGTAAGCACTAAAGGTCTTGCTAAAGAGTTACAATTGCCCATTTGGTCTGTTTCTCAAGTAAACAGAGCAGGGGCTAAAGATGATGTGATTGAAGGTGACAAAGCAGCCGGTAGCTATGATAAAATCATGATTACCGATGTGGCAATATCTCTTTCACGCAAAAAAGAGGATAAAGTAAATGGCACAGGTAGATTCCACATTATGAAAAACAGATACGGAATGGACGGAATGACATTCTCAGTAGTAGCCGACACATCTACTGGCCATTTTGAGGTTACGGATCACCATTTTGACGATAGTGATAGTCCGGGTCCTATTCAACAGATTGATGGTACTAATATGAATACCTTAGATCGAGACTTATTGGCACAACAATTTTTTCAGTTAAACACTTAAATTAAACAAACACAATGGCAAGTAAATTATTGCAGGAGAGAGTCGTCTACAAACCTTTCGAATACCCACAAGCCCACGATTATTGGCTCAAACAACAACAGGCACACTGGCTACACACTGAAGTGCCTATGATGAGTGACGTGAATGACTGGAAACAAAATTTAACAGAAACTGAAAAAAATATTGTTGGCTCTATTCTTAAAGGATTTGCACAAACTGAAACAGTAGTAAATGATTACTGGAGTGGCTTGGTTACCAAATGGTTCCGAAAGCCTGAAATAATTATGATGGCGACCACGTTTGGCGCCTTTGAAACAATACATGCGGAGGCTTACTCACTACTAAATGAAGAACTTGGACTTGATGATTTTTCGGAGTTTCTCGAAGATGAAACTACAATGGCTAAAATTGAGAACCTTATGTCTGTTAGGGATAGTTTTAATAGCGAAAAAGATTGGCATGAGATTGCTAAATCCCTCGCCATATTCTCCGCCTTTACTGAGGGAGTCAATCTCTTCTCTAGTTTCGCCGTCTTACTATCTTTCAAGATGCGAAACAAGCTTAAGGGAGTTGGTCAAATTGTTGAATGGAGCATTAGAGACGAAAGCATGCACTCCGAAGCAGGATGTTGGTTATTTAGAACACTTATCAAGGAAAACCCTCACCTCAACACTCCGGAGCTCAAAACAGCAATAACTGAAGCTGCTCTTCTTTCACTTCAACTTGAACTTGATTTTATTGATAAAGTTTATGAACTTGGAGACCTTGAAGGATGTTCTAAAGAAGATTTGATTAGTTTTATTAAAAATAGAGTAAATACAAAATTGGGTGACCTAGGTTACGATCCTATTGTGAATGGGATTGATCCTAATGCCCTTAAAAGAATGAAGTGGTTTGATTCCCTTTCAGCAGGCAAGCAACACACAGATTTTTTCGCAAACCGAGTTACAAACTACAGCAAAGGTCACATGTCTTGGGACTCTGCTGATATATTTTAAATTATGGACGGAAATTTAGTAGCAGACACAACAAACTGGGTAAAAGGTAAGTGCTATCCTGAATGGATGGACGAAGTTGGCGTAGCAACTATTTCTAAGGGGTATTTATTACCAGATGAAACCCCAAGAAAAGCATACAGACGAGTTGCAAAAGCCGTCGCCAACAGGATTAACAGACCAGATCTTGAAAATAAGTTCTTCAAGTACATTTGGAATGGTTGGATTGGCCTTGCTTCCCCCGTTTTATCTAATACTGGGACCGATAGGGGCTTGCCTATCAGCTGTTTTGGTATTGATACACCTGACAGCATCAGGGGAATTGGATTGACAAACGCTGAACTTATGAAACTTACAGCACTTGGTGGTGGTGTAGGAATTTCAGTAAGCAGAATCCGTCCTAGAGGTACTACAATTACAGGTAATGGTAAGTCTGAAGGTGTAGTGCCATGGTGTAAAATTTATGATTCAGCTATTATTGCTACAAATCAAGGTTCGGTTCGTAGAGGTGCTGCATCTGTAAACTTGGATATTAACCACCTTGATATCGATGAATTTATGCAAATTCGTAGACCTAAAGGTGATCCTAACCGTCAATGCCTCAACTTACACCAGTGTGTAGTTGTAGATGATGCTTTTATGAGACGTCTACAAGACAGGGACGGGGATGCTATGAAGTTGTGGCTTGAAATACTTAAAACCCGTGTAGAAACGGGTGAACCATACATTATGTTTAAGGACAATGTTAACAAAAATAATCCTTTAGCATACGCTATGAATAACCTTGATGTCAGTATGACTAACATTTGTACTGAAATCACACTCCATACAGATGAAGAACATAGCTTTATTTGCTGTTTGAGTTCTTTAAACCTTGCAAAATACGATGAGTGGAAAGATACTGATGTAGTAGAAACTTCAATCCGTTTCTTAGATGGTGTTATGCAAGAGTTTATTGATAAAAGTAACGGCAAAGATTCACTTATCAGAACTCATAGACATGCTCAGAAAGGTAGAGCACTTGGTTTAGGTGTAATGGGTTGGCACTCATTCCTACAACAAAAAGGATTACCATTTAATTCTATTGCTTCAACAGCTTGGACACACACAATCTTTAGTGATATTAGAAGTAAAGCAGAAGCAACTTCAAGACAACTTGCTGTAGAATATGGAGAACCTGTATGGTGTAAAGGTACTGGTATGAGAAATACCCACTTACTTGCTATTGCACCTACAGTATCGAATTCTCGATTAAACAATTGTTCGGCAGGAATTGAACCCATCCCAGCAAATATTTACACCTTTAATGGTGCTAAAGGAACATTTATTGTAAAAAACAAAGAATTGGAATGTTTGTTAGAGGATAAAGGACACAACACAGAAAAAGTTTGGGACCAAATTCTTGCTGATAATGGCTCAGTCCAAAACTTACCACATGAGGTTTTGACTGAAAGTGAAAAAGAAGTATTCCTTACATTTAGTGAAGTAAACCAACTAGAGCTTGTAAAACAAGCAGCAATTAGACAAAAGTATATAGACCAAACTCAATCATTAAACTTATCATTTGACCCAACTGATTCCCCAAGGTGGATCAATCAGGTTCATATGGAAGCTCATAGATTAGGAATTAAAACACTTTACTATCTCCGCACAGACTCAGTAATCAAAGGTGACTTAGGATCCAGAACTGCTGATTGCCTGTCTTGCGATGGATAACATATTTATATTAAATTTTTAAAACATGTTAGATTCAATTAAACAATTTTTTGTGAATGGGTGGAACACCTTAGTAGCAATCTTAACCTTTAAGTGGTTGAACTTTAAAAACTGGAAAGACTGGACTGGCTTGAGAGCTTTATACCTCTTGTTCGCTGTTCTTCTTGGTGTAAGTTTAACTACTAACTTTAACTTTTTCCACTGGGCGCTTCCAACCTACTTTGTAGCTTGTGCTTTCTTTAAGACTGAGCCTTTGTTAAAAGTTTTGAACAGACTTGGATTCACTCCGACTGAGTTGTAATCCTCATATATTTACCGACGTACGAACCCCAACCAGTTATATAAAGACTGGCTGGGGTTCTTTGTTGCTAATAATTAAACTTACATAAAATGAGTTGGAAAGAAATTTTTAAAGACGATAATGCTTACAATGAAAAGTCTATTGTAGGTTTTGGAGCATTTGCTATGATGGCTATTTTTGCTGTGGCTGATATAGTCACTGGATGGCTTGGTCAAGATTTAGTTATTAATGAGTTTATTTATAACTCGTTTATCATTGTAACTTTAGGCAGCTTTGGAATCGCTGGCTTAGAAAAATTCTCTAAAAAGTGAAACAAATAGAGGATATTTTTGAGACAGAAGAATTCAAAGCCCTTTCTTTTTGGAAACGCTTTTGGATTAGACTCCAAGTAGCATTTTTTACTTTTAATTCTTATATGTAATGACTAAGTCTACACTATTAATACTTACTGCTACAACTACAATGAGCTTTTTATTTTCATATTTTATGGAGCTTACCCTCGGTAACGCTGAGCAATTCCTAGGAGTAGCTTGTGTAGTTTTATTAGATGGATTTTTTGGTATAATAGCAGGAATCAAAAGAGAAGGATTCAAAACATTTAAAGCACTTAGTGTACTTAGAACTTTAGGAGTTTGGTGGATCATTTTGGGTGCTATTTTGTCAGTAGAAAAAGGTTTTACAGGAGCTGGATGGATGTCAGAAACTATTATAATCCCGTTTTTGATATTCCAACTTATAAGTGCTCTTAAAAACGCCTCTATGGCCGGTTTTATTAAAATGGATTTATTAAACCAAATCCTAGATAAAATCGATAACCATAAAGGTGTTAGAAAATGAAAAATATAACTTCAATCCGAGCAGTATATTTGCTCATGTCTTTAGTTTTGCTTGCTGGTTTTATTTTAAATAACTGGTGGGTAGTCTTATTTGTAGTAACAATGTTGCAGGTGGGGGTATGGACTAAATTTTGTCCTTCCAAGTGGTTGTTTGAAAAGCTTGGGTTCCAAAAATGTCAGCTCTAAAAGACATTTCATTAAGTTCAAAAATAGCACTGGGTATAGCAGGTGCTATTATGTTTACTTTTTTCGCAGTCCAAACTTGCGTTGTATTTGGACTTTGTGAAAACACTATGTTTTTAGCTAAATTTGGGTATGCTTGTGTAATTGGGTTTATGCCTCCTTTCTTTAAGGTAGTATATGAATTCCTTGCTAAAACAAAAATTAAAGAAGCTAAAATCGACACCCAATTAAAAGCCATTGATCAATCTAATTTAGTAGTAACTTTAGATATAGGTGGTAATTTAATCTCAGCTAACCAAAAATTTCTTGATCTAGTAGGATATTCAGAAAATGAATTAGTGGGACGTCATCACTCTAATTTATGTACTACTGAGTTTGGTTTAAGTGAAGAATATAAAGAATTTTGGGAAAAATTACGTAGAGGAGAATTTGTTTCTGGTGAGTTTGAACGTGTAAATAAAGATGGAGAATCAGTATGGTTATTTGGTACTTATACTCCATTACAAAATGCTGAAGGAGAATATTATAAAGTACTTAAAATAGCAGTTGATGTTACAGCTCAACATAAAGCTGAAAAAGAAGTAAAACAAAAAAGTGTTTACTTAGAGCACGCTTCTAAGATCATTAGACATGACATGCACTCAGGAATTAATACTTACATCCCTAGAGGTATTAAATCACTAAAACGCAGATTAGATACTGATAAAATTAAAGAGCTAAAAATAACAGCCCCCCTTCAGTTGATTGAAGATGGTTTACATCATGCCCAAAAAGTATATAGTGGAGTATACGAATTTACTAACTTGGTAAAACAAAATGCTCAAATGGGGGTTGAAGAGCACAACATTAAAGATATTTTAAATAGCTACTTAAAATTAACTGCTTATAAAAACCAAGTAATATTAGATGATAATTTACCTAAAGATTTAAAGGTAAATGAAGCTTTGTTTTGTACAGCATTAGACAATTTAATTCGCAATGGATTAAAGTATAATGATTCTAAAACTAAATGGGTAAAAATCTACACAGAAGACATTTCCCATAATCAAAAAGTAATATGTATTGAAGACAATGGTAGGGGGATGACTCAAGAAGATTTTGAGTACCTTTCTCAACCATATACTAGAAAAAAGGACCAAAAAGAAAACGGAACAGGTTTAGGATTAAACATTTGTATCGCAATCTTAAAGGAACATGGTTTTACAATTAACTCACAAAAATTAGAAACTGGAACAAAACTTACTATACAATTATGATTAATACATTAATGTTGATTGATGACGAAAACCTTTTCCACTTGGTTTTCGAAGATGCCTGCTCACTTTTAGATATGGCATTGTCAATAGAGGCGCTGGACTCATCTGATGAAGCAGATGCTAAATTTAAAGAATGGTTCCCAGACGATCCTAATGAGGAACGCCCTGAATGTGTCTTTGTAGACTTAAATATTATTGGTTCTTCTATGGATGGAATTGAAATGATTAGAAAAGTAAACCATGAATATGGTAATGGCTGTGTAATTGGTATCATTTCATCATCTGAAGATGAAGAAGAAATTGCTAAAGCTAAAGCAGTAGGAGCCCAATTCTGGATTATTAAATCAGATGACATTGAACCTAGATTAGAAGAATTTATGAAAGATTATGATGGGTACGTTGATAAAACGAATCCATTTAAAGTATATAGATGATTGAAGTAACAGAACATACTAGAAATGTTCTCCTAGAGGTTGCTAAAACAAAGAAAATTTATGTTGAAGGTAGTTTTCTTAAACTTTTAAAAGCCCCTCCTGGGGATAAAGAATTTGCTGCCTATTTAAAAATATGTAAAGAAAAGGATACTGCTAATCGCCGTAAACGAATGGATGTTGCTAAAGAAGTCCAACAACAAAATAAGG